TGCCCTGATTTGCGCTCAGACTCTGGTCGGTGGCCGTGCTGGTCAGGTTGTCCTGTATGCCGCGCCAGGTGTTGGCGGTGGGCGGCGTATAGCCCAGCGCCTCCGTCACGTTGGCTTTGGTGATACTGATGGTGCCGCCGGAGTTCGTGATGTTGCTGCCGGTCTTCACGCCGCCAAGGACGCTGGCCGTTGCTGTCGGCAGCGTGTAACCGCTCACACTGCCGCCGACCGATATGGGACCCCATGCCATAGGTCCATCCCTCCTATTTCACAATGTAATAAACTGCCGTGATGGCAGCTGTCGGCGTCTGCTGCGCTCGCAGCCGCAGTTTTCCTGCAAAGCTTTCGGTCGATGTGAGTCCTGCCGTCAGGGCGGTCTTTGCACAGGTCGGTGCTACCACTACGGCCACACAGTCGTTTGCCGTCAGGCCGGACACCGGGATGTCCAGATAATACGGACATCCCGCAGTGCTGTCGCTCGACCAGCCGCTGGCCGGGATGGTCAAAGACATGATGTTCACCTTATCTGCCTTTGTCTTTCCCATCTCTTCGATGCTCTTGGAGGCCGTCTGAGCCACCAGCGCGATCCTGTCCAGCAGCCGGTCCACGGCTTCCTTCAGATGAGCAAGCGTTATCCCCATCTTGTCCTCCTTTAAGAGCCAAACAGTTCATCCAGCATCGCGTTCACTTCGGTGTCGGTCGCCATGCTGGCGGTGATGCGGGCGTCCATGGTCTTTTCCATGTTGGTCACTTTCTGCTTGTCCGCGCTGGTGTAGTCGTTGGTCGAGAGACCCTTGCCGGCTTCCTTCTGGACATAGCCGCTCAGATCCACTTTCCAGTCGCCCATCTTTTCCAGCACGCCGTCGATGACCATGTACTCGTCGTACTTGTCGGAGGTACCGGCAGTACCCTTCGGGACCATGTAGATGTACTGTGCAGCGTCTGCCGCCTTCAGGTCGATGTCCCCGGCCGAGGCGACGATCTTGCGCTTCAGGTGGTCTGCCGCAGCGACAGCTTTGTTGATGGCGGCGGAGACTTCCGTCTCCGTCTGATATTTCTTGTCGTTCGTCAGGTCGCCCACCTTGGTGGGAGCATTGGTCTCCAGCGCAGATACGCGCTGGCCGAGACCGTCCGTCACATTCTTCTGGCGGCGGCCCAGCTCCTGCAGGTCGCGCAGCGCGGGGATACGGGTCAAATCATAACTGGCCATGTGTTTTTTCCTCTCTTTCTTTTATCCATTAAAAATTTCGTCAAGCATCCTCTGCACTTCTTCAGCGGATGCCTGCTGCATCGATGCTGTTCCCTTTGCAAACAGCGTTACAAAGGCACGGATGTTCACCTTCGGGGGGATAGCAGCGTAGAACCGCACACCGCCCTCCACGGTCTGAAGCACCGTCGCAAGGTTTGCCTTTTCGACCTCTCCGGCCGTGTCCAGCGTCAGGGTCCCCATCGGGACGTAAGAGCTGTCGCACCCCTCGATGGCCACGTCGCAGCTGTACCAGTACCGTCCTACGGACTTGGTCATCTCTTTCCAGCCCGCCGCCGGGATGGTCAAATCATAGCTGCGGTAGTAGCCGCCGGTGTAGTCTCGCAGCGTGTCGGTCACGAGATCCTGTACGCCGTCGTAGTAGCCCTGGATGTCCTGGGCTGTCTTCTTTGCTTCGGCGGCAGAGCTGGCCGCATCCGTTGCTGACTTGGCAGCGCGGGCGGCTGCCCCTGCTGCGGCATCTTTCACTTCCTTTACCGCGCTGTCCTTTACTTCCTGAATGGCCTTTTCGGTTTTTTCCTTTGCGCCTGCTGCGGCAGCATCCGCAGCCGCAGACGCCGCCGGGCCGGCTGATGCCTCCACATTGTTCAGTGCATCCGTCTCGGCTTTGCGTATCTCCGTTACAGCCGAGTCTTTTGCGCCGATGGTGTTTTCATATGCTTCATTGGCCTTTGCGGCGCTCTGTCTGGCGTCCTCTCCGGCCTGCCACGCTTCGTCCTTTGCCTGCTCCACGAGGGCTACCAGCTGTTGCCATGCAGGCACCGGCGGTTCGGGGATGTCCCCCATCGTGCCGCTGTTCATGGCCACGCTGTACTTGATGTCCGCGCTGGTCAGGGTGCGGGTTCCGTCGCTTCCCTCAAAGACGAGCCTGCCGCACCCGGGTGTAGAGGTCACGATGGCGGGTACTTCTATTTTTCCGTCCTCCACGAGCGACGAAAACAGCATTCCCCGCTCTGTGTGCCAAAGCGCCCGGATGGTCATTCCCTCCCACTCGCCGGTCTGGGTGATGTTCAGCCGGTATATCCCCCGGTTCCTGCTGTAGCCCAGACGCAGCTGGTTGTCACAGCCCGATGTCCGCGCCGAACCCGTCGAGGCGAGGGAGATATTGCGTTCTATCATCAGGAGCTCTCCTTCCAGAGCTTTTTCAGCTCATCCACCGCGGGCTGCATCTCGCTGTTCTTGTTCGCCGCCCGCTGCAATATCTGCACCAGCAGCTTTTTCTCTGCGCCAGTCAGCGACGTTCCCTGCATCTCTCCCTCCGCCATCTTCTGTGCCTGCTGGGCGCTGACTGCAGCGGAGTCCGCGCTTTCGCGGGTGTTCTTTACGGCTTCCAGCATCCGCGCCGTCAGGGCGTCCAGTGCATTATCCGTGCTCATTCTTCTCTCACCTCCACGATATTTCCCTTTGCGTCGATAACGGTATTTCCCGGCAGTGTAAAACAGGGGTGCGTCCAGCACCTGTAAAGGTCAGGCCAGCTCATGTTTTCCGGTTCGTTCACCTTGTATCCGCCCCAGTCCAGCTTATCCGGTGCCGTCAGCATCTGCGCCCACACCGCTTCAGCGCCCTTGTACAGATACTCTTTCAGTGCACTTCCGGTCAGGCCGCTGCCGTAGTCGTTCAGTACCGGCGTCCGGGTCCAGAGGCAGAAATGGAAATCGGTGTTCGGTACGCTCCCCGCCGTTTCGGCATCCGCCGCCAGCAGCGCCAGAGCAAGCTTCTTTGCATCGGCAAAGGTCGAGCCTTCCAGGTGGTAGTATTTCGGGCTGCTGGCCGAAGTGTATCCGTATGACTCGAATCCGAACTCATAGCACGAGGGCAAAAAGACCTTCCGGCTCAGCGTGGTCACCGTGTGGCTTCCTGTATAGCTGCTGCCGCTTCCGGAGTAGCCGGGCGTGTAGTAAAATTTCGTCTCCGTCAGAATGTCTTTCAGCGCCTGTGGGGCGTCCTTCAGGTATTCGCTGTTCAGGTAGACGTCAATCAGGCTGTTGGCATACGTACACCATGTTGTGTTCCATTTTTTCCCGGTGATACCGTGCCGCCGGGCAAGGAGCGTCCGGCCTTCGCCGTTCAGCTCTTTCTCGTAGTCCTGCGCTATGACCACGAATTCTTCCGCCGCTGCCCCGTCCTTTTCCACCAGTTTTGTCACCGCTCCCACCGCCAGTTCCTTCAGCATCGGGAGCTTCGCCTCTGCCGTTATGACGATGTTTCCCGTCACATCGGGGATGGAGACGGTCATCTTTTTCTCGTTCCATGCGGTAGCTGTCACGTCTTCGCCGCCCATCGTTACCTTGATGGATATGAGCCAGTATCCCTCGTTCAGCGTCAGAGCCGCGGTGTACGCCTTGCCGCTCTGGACGACCACGTCCGCCCGGCTCGTGCTCAGCCCGTTCAGCCGGTTGGATACCGCATACATCACGATGGCAGGTTCATCCCCGCCGCTCTGTCCATTCTTTTCCACCGTGACGCTGCACACGGCGCTCTTTCCTCCGGCGGCAGCAGTAATGGTGCAGCTGCCGTCCTTCAGGGCTGCCAGAGTGTTCACAGCCTTTCCGTTTTCTACGGCGGTCGTCTGGTCTTTCATCACGGCCAGCGCCGCATTGTTCGTTGTCCAGCTCACCGCTGTCACGGTGGACTGGGTTGGCGTCAGAGTCGCGGTCAGAGTCACAGACTCGCCCTGTTTCAGCTTTACGGACGGTTTGTCCAGCGCCAGCTTTTCCAGCGATACAGCCACCGACCGCACTCTGCGCTGCGCCAGCTTTCCGCCTGCGATGGCCGTCAGGAGCGCTGTGCCGCCTTTCACGGCGGTCAGAGTATTTTCCCGGAGCTGCACGATGCCTTCCGGTTCGGCCATCCACTCCACGGTCTGAGGTGCGCTTCCGGGCAGCACCGTGGCTTTCAGGGGGCAGGACTCTCCCACTTTTATGCTCAGCTCTTTGCTGTCCAGCCAGATGCTCTCCACTGCCACCGGCTCTGCCTGCTCCGGCGGGGGGCTGTTCCAGCGCTGCTTCAGCTGCGCTATCATGTCCCATGCGCTGGCGTCGGAGTAACGCATTCCGCTCAGCGCTTCAAGCAGCAGCGCGTGTTCCTTTGCAGCGCATCGGTCGGCCACCCACTGCCGGTATCGGGCGGCTCTCTGTGCTTCCAGCGCTGCCCGGGCTTCCTGCTCAAGCACCAGCTGTAAATATTGATACCGCAGCGGCATCGCCGGTCCGTCTGCGCCAGTTCCCTCGCCGTTTTCCAGCGTCTGGTAGCACACATATTTCCCGGGCATGGTCATCTCGCGCCGGCCTTCGCCGTCCGTGGCCATCAGCATCCAGAGGCCCTGCCGCGCCGTCGTGAAACGCCTGTCCACCGGAGCGTTATTATTTCCATCCAGCAGCATCGGCTGCGGCACAGCCCCGCCCTCCTGCTCGATGTGCAGCGTCACGGCCAGCCCGTCCCACTCTTCCGGCAGCTCGAATTCGAGCTTTTCCACGTATACGGCGCCCACGCCGCCCAGGTACAGCGTCTCCGGCTCCGCCCGCCAGCCTGTCCCGCAAAAATGGTCCTTCACTACTTTTACTTTCACTTTGAAGCTCCTTCCTTTGAGAAAGGCTCCCCTCGCTAGGGGAGCTGCTTTGCAGCGCCGCCGTCAGGCGGACTGCAAAGCTGAGAGTTTTCCTTCCGGTCCGCTGCCGCTCTCAGTAGGGCAAGCACTCTATAAAAAGCCTACCACGTCCCCCGCAGCAAAACTACTGCGGACTTATTCATACAAACAAAAAGAGCAGGCGCCCTGGTTCATTACCAAAGCGTCTGCTCTTATCTTATTTCACCCCCTCCCACCAGTTCTTCTCGTCCTTCGCCTTCTCGGCCTTCTTGTCCGCAGCGCTTACCCACTGCGCAAAGTTCTTTTCCTCGTACAGCGGGTTTTCGTCTGCGTCCTCGAGGGCCAGCAGCTTCTTCTCCAGCTTCTCCCGGTCCCGGTCGCTGCCCGCCAGATACTCCTCCTTCACGGCCTCGGTGATCTTGTCCTTGATGCTGCTTTTCTTCTTGCCTGCCGTCAGCAGCCGGTTGATCTCCGTCTGCACGTCCTCCGCCCGGCCATTTTTCACTTCGTCCAGGAGCGCGTCGTATATGCTGCCGTCCTTGCTGCCCGCCAGCAGTTCGTCTGCCTTGCCGTCCACCGCCTTGTTCACAAGGTCGATGAGCTGCGCCCGCCGGGCCGCGTCCGTTTTGCCCTTGGCCCTGTCTGTCACAGGGGCGACGTCCAGCCCCTCCCGCAGCTTCTCAAATACGGCCTTTCGGGCCTTTTCCTCGGCCCGGGCCTTCCCGGCGTTCCGGGCCTTGGCCGCCGCCAGCACGTCGGCGTCGTACTGCTTCAGCCGCCTTGCCAGCTCGCCGTCCACCTTGTCCGTCTTATTCATCTGTTCCAGTTTCTTCATCGCCGCCGCAGCCTCCTCGCTGTCCCCGCTCTGGATGGCGTTGTACAGCCGGTCGTACTGCCCGGTGGCCGAAGAGGGTGCAGAGTTAAAGCTAAACCCTTCGCCTCTGCCGATGGCCTGTGCATCCTCCCAGTAGCCTTCAAACGCCTGCATCACCTTCCGGATGTTCGCCGCCGGGACGCCGTAGAGTTCAAGGCCGCACTGGATGTCCTTCAGCACCGCCTTGTTCAGCTTCTGGTGGTGTGCTGTCAGCTCTTCCTCGCTCATCTCGCCAGTGTCCGTCCGCAGCAGCTTGACGGTCTTGGTAAAGGCAGCAAACAGGTCGTTCACCGCGCTGATGTTGGTGGCGCTCACCACGTCATAGTCCTTGCCGTCCCGGGCGTTGGTCAGGGCGCTGTAGATCTCCGAGCCGTACAAAAAGTTTCCGGCCGCACTTTCAGTGTACAGGTCGAAAAACCGCTTGCCCACGCTGGCCGCCGTGATGTCGCCGTTCTCGTCCTGCTCCTTGTCCCACCGGTGGAGCAAAAAGTCCGCGCCGATCTTCATGAGGGCAAACACCGCCGTCTGCACGACCTGGCTTGCCGCCGCCTGGCGCAGGCCCTGTCCGGCCCGCTGTACCTCGGCTTTGTTTTCCGCGCTCTGGTCGGCAGCGTACCGCGCCTTCTGAGCCTTGTAGTCGCCCACGGCGTCGGCCAGGATGCCGTAGTTCTGGAATCGCTGGGTGGTAAACATGGTCAGCGTCTTTACAAACTCGTTGTCGCTGCGCTGGATGCCCGCCCGTTGCATGGTGGTGTAGTTGGGCTGCGTCTCCTCGATGACCCGCTGGTACATCTTGTTCACGGCTTCCCAGTAGGCTTCGCTGCCCTTCTCCGCGGCACCCTCGCTGAATTCTGCCGTATGGTGCTCCACATACCGCTTCGCGCCCTCCCACAGCGCCGCCACCGTGATCTCGTCCATGCCGGTGATCCAGCCGGTCACAGCAGGCATGGCTTCCGACGCTTTGGCCACAAGGTTTTTGTGCGCGCCGATGGAGCTCATCTCTCCCCGCTTGGTGCCGCGCAGGCGGTATTGCAGCAGGGCGTCGCCGTGCTGGCGTATCTCTGCTTCCACCGCGGCCCGCTGCTTGCCCGAGAAATTCTTCACGAAGGGCAGCACCGCCGCCATGGTGTCTGCTCCCAGCACAGCGCCCGCCGTGGGCAGACTGGCCGCCTGCGCGATGGCCACGCCCGGGTTCACGGTCAGGATGGCCCCGGCGTAGTTGCCCCGCATCCGGTCGAGCGCCCGGCTCATGGTGCTGCTGCGCTTGCGCCGCGTGGTCTGCAGGTCGGTCAGCAGGTCGTTGATGTAGTTTACCGTCTCCTTTCCCCACTTCTCGCCGATGATCTTGTCCTTCAGCACACCGATGCCCTCTGCCGTCTCCACGGTGCTGTTCAGCACCCGCTGCACGTCCCGGATGGGGGCCGCAAGGCCCGCATAGGCTGCCGTGTCCCGCAGGCTCCGCTTTACCACGTTCTGGCACTCTTCCAGCAAAATGGGCTTGTCACTCTTCACGCGCTCCTTCAAAAAGCCCCTGCCCTCGATGGTGGCATCCATCTTCACGCCCTCAATCTCCGTCGCCAGCGTGCTCCGGTCTACCGCGATGGGGTAGTAGTTCTTCACGGTGGCCCGGTCGTAGCCCAGCAGCTTCATGCTGGTCTCGTTGATGAGGTTCGTGGTGTACCGCCCGAAAAATTCCTCCATGTCCTTGCACCAGTTTCGGTCATAGTCCGTCATGGCGTCCTGTACCGTCTGCAAAATGGTGTCGGCCATCGGGACACCATCGGCGTTCACCAGCGTCCCCAGCATCACGGTCTGGCTGCGCTGGTAGGCTCTCTCGATGTTGCCCTTGGCGTACTGGGCAGCGTCCGGCAGGGTCAGTCCACCGGTCATCAGGTGGTGGCGGCTGTCCTCGTTGCGCAGCAGCATGTACAGGCTGCACAGCTGTGCGTGGTTCAGCGGCACGGCATTGCCCTTGCTGTCCTTCAATCCGATGTCCACCAGCTCCGCCCCCGGCCCGGCAAAAGCTTCCACCTCTTTCAGGTGTTCCTTGCCGGTCACGTTGGCAAACAGGCTTTCGCCTTCTACCAGGATCTCCGTCTGCCGCCGCTGGCCGTCGTTCAGCATCTGCCCCAGCTTCTCCATCTGGCCGTTTTTGGTGTAGCCGCCCAGGCGCCGGAACATTCTCGTGCCGCCCAGCATGTCCAGCTGGTAGCGGTTCATCGCGCCCTTCGCCTTTTCGAATTTCTCTCCGAAGCCGTTGCCCTCCGAGTTCAGCACCTCGCGGGCGGCCTTCATGGCCATGCCGTCCACCTCTTCTGCCCTCGCAAGGCTCAGGGTCTTGTTCTCGGTCCGGATGATGTGCAGTGTGCTGGCCGTAATGGCCTTCAGCATCCGCAGCTGATCTACCGTCATGGGCAGATAGGTGCGGTTCTCCGTCTCCCGGATGCGCTGGCGCAGCCGGTCCCGCAGCTGTTCGGCCTTGTCGCCGTCCGGCAGGGCCTTGGCTTCTTCCAGCTGCTGCCGCAGCCGGTCGAGCTTTGCCTGCTTGCTGGCGTTCATGTCGTCCCGCAGTGTCTGGATGAGGTTTTCCACGCCGCTGTTCTCCCAGTCGGCGTGGATGCTGACGTCCATCTCTCCACTGCGCCGGATGCTGTCCTGCAAGGCGGTCAGCTTGGTCAGGGCGTTGTTGTTCAGCACTGCCGTGTCTGCCAGCTTCGCCACCTCAGCGGCCTGCACGATGAGGCTCTTCTGCACATATTTCCCGGGCTTCGGTCGCAGCACCATCTGGTTGAGCTGGGCGGCATTGTTCCGGATGCTCCGTTTCAGTTCGTCCGCCTTCCGGGCGTCCCGGGCTTTCTGCACCCGCTTTTCGGCCAGCGCCTTGGCCACGGCAATGTCTTCGTCCCGCTGCTGGCGCGCCGCCTCGATGGCAATGGCATTCCGCTTGGCCTGTTCCTGCTGCCAGGCTTCGGCCTTCCGCTGGTTCTCCTGTTCCCATTCCAGAATGTCGTTCTCCTGGAAGATGAGCTGCCGTTCCGCCCGGTCGGCTCTCTGCTGCTCTCCGGCCACCTGCCGGGAAAGGTCGTTGATCTGCGAGCGCAGCTGCTGCCGCTCCAGCTTTATCTCATCCAGCATCTCCTGCCGGGCCAGCTTCATCCGTTTTTTCTCGGCCTTCCATTCCCGGTCGTAGGCTTCCCGCAGGGCGGTCAGCTTCTCGTCGAGGCCCGCCGCCGTGCTCACCTGTGCGCCCAGCGTTTCCAGATTCTCGTTGAGCTGCTGCTCCGCCCGGCTCACACTCTTGACCTCGTCGCTCTGGCTGCGGCTGTTGGCCCGCATCCGGTCGGCAAAAGCCTTCCGCTGGGCCTGCTGCACGCTCTTCAGTCCCTTCGTCACCTCAGCCGCCCGCTCCTCGTTTCCGGCAGCCATGGCGGCCACCTCCCGGTTATGCTTTAAGATACCCTCGAACACCGCCTCGGCGTCGGTCATCTCCGGGTGGCTCATGATGTCGCCGATCATCCGGCCCGCCAGTTCCACCTTTGCGTCCTCGTATTCGGCAGCGTCCGCAAACCGGCTCATCATCCGGGGCTTGATGGTGTCGTGTACGTTCATCAGCACGTCGAGCCATTCCGTGCTCTCCATGCTGGCTGCGCCCGCCACGCCCGCTTCCTGTGCCGCCGAGCGGAAGAGTGCTGCCGCGCTCTCCTTCACGCCGCCCACGGCCCGGGTGTCGTTCACGATGGCCTCGTACTGTTCCGCCGGGTTGCCGTCCCGGTATCCCTCTGCCTGCCGCAGCTTCACGCCGTGGCGCCGGGCCTCGGCGACCGCCTCTGTCCAGCTTCCGTACCGCTTCACAAGCTCGGCCTTGGCCTTGCCGTTCTTGTCTACCGTGTAGGTCAGGTCATGCAGGTCGGGGTACTGGTTCCACAGCTCCGTGTTCCGGTAGGTGGCCTCATCCAGTACCTCGCCCGCCAGCGTCTCGGCCAGTCCCTGCGCCTTGGCCATGTCCGCGCCCTCCGAGCGCAGATACTCCACCAGCGCCCGCGTCTCGTTTGCCAGCTTCGTCCGGTCGGCCCTGCTGCCGTTGGTCTTCGTCCATCGGATGGCGAGGCTCTCGAGGGCAGCGTCCGAGAGCCGGGTGTTCTTCGTCAGGCCGAAGAACTGGTTCAGGGTGTCAAAGGCCGCAGCCTTTTCTGCCAGTACCCGGCTGGCCTGCCGCTGCTGGTTCTGCTTGGCGTCCCGGTCGGCCTGTTCGGCCCGCTGGTAACGGAATCGTGCCAGCTCACTCTCTGCCGGGAGTTCCCCGGTCTTGTAGTATTCCCGGATCTCTCTTACGACCTTGTCGGCATCCACCTTCCCGCTGTACTCCTTGCTGGCAGCCACCCGCCCGTCGGTGGTGGAGATGTCGATGGTGAAACGCCGTTTCTCGCTGCCCAGCTGCTCCACCATCGCGCGGATCTGTCTCAGCTGCTGTTCGGTCGGTGGAGTCTTTGCCGCAATGTCAACGCCCGGGGCCTCAGCCATCACACGCACATTGCCATCTGCCAGAAACTTGTTCAGGGCCTCCGTGCCGTTTGGCACCTCCGCCGGGCCGAACACGTCCAGTATTTCTCTGTGGTCAGTGTCCCGGGTTCCGTCATTCTGCGCAAAATTCAGCATCCGGCCATCAGGCAGGATGTACCCTGCCCGTTCAAAACGGTCTGTCGTTCCAAACTGCTTCACGGCCAACTTCCGGCGGTACTCAGGCTTTCCGCCCGCCGCCTTGGCCTTGGTATCATACACCTTCTGCTGCTCCTGCTTCACGGCCTGTCGGGCGTTTTCCACTTCGGCCTGTGCCTGCCGCAGCTTATCGTTCACTTCGCCGATGCGGCTTTCCAGTTCTGCACCGCGCCGGTTGAACTCCTTGCGCTTTTCCAGATAGCTTTGGTACTCTTCGCTGGCCCTGAATGCCTTGCCCTTTTCCGAGAACAGGCCATAGGCTTTTTTCTTTTCTTCGATAGCCCGCACTTCGTTGCTTTCCTGCCAGTTTGCACGCTCTTCCTTCAGGGCGCGGCGCTGACGTTCCAGCTCCCGGCTTTCTTTCTGAAGCTCACTCTGATTTCGCCGGGATTCGCTTAGCTGGAACCTCACCGTTTTCTTCACAGCCTCGTCGGTTCTCTTGCTTTCGTCGGAGGTTCGTGCTATACTTTGCTTAGAAGCCTCCGGCAATCTGCTGGCATCATGACTTTGTGTTTTGGTGACGGTTCCACCGGAGGCTTCTACCGAGACCTCCGGCCCGCTGCTCCTCGAATCTTCGGATTCTATGTGGGCTTTGCCGGAGGTCTCTATTTTTATGGGCTTAATGTCCACAATATCATAGAATATCTCCCGCTGGTCCGTTTTGATGGCCGTCAGCACATCCGCCTCATAGGCGTTCTGCCCGACTTGGATCTTGATTTTTCCCCGGTTGAATGCTTCCGCATTCTTGTGGTTCGCAGGCTCACGGTATACTTCGTCTGCCGTCCGGATGATCTCGTCCAGATTGGCTGCTATCCGCATTTTATCTGCATAGGCATTTGCGCTCTCCCACTGCAATGCTTTCGTATACTTTGACCAGACAAATTCTTTGCGGCTTTCTTTCGTATTTTCAATCGTCCAGTCGTTCCGCTTAAAGCCGTTCGGAAAACGCTCCTTGATAGCCTGCTTGACCGTAGACTTCCACTCTTCCTGCGGGACATCCTTCAGAATATCTTCGTCGATTTTGATATAAGTCTCTCCGGCCTTATCCTTCAAAATCGAAAATCGTACCCCCTGTTTTTCCGCCGCGCTCTCGGTCTTGAGGGCTGCGGCGTTTTCTTTTGCCGCCCGCAGGTTGTCCATGGCCTTTTCTGCGTGGGCGAAATACTCGTCCTGTAAGGTGCGCTTTTCGGCCTCGGCCAGACGCTTCGCCTTCAGGGCGGCGCGGTCGTCCGGGTCTGCGGTCAGCACTTCCTTTGCCCGGCCGATAAGCGTGTCCAGCATCTGCCGCACCTGCTCCATCACCTTGTGGATGGCGCCGCTCTTGCCTGCGTTCTTCTCTGCCTGCCCGCGCTGGAACGTCACCCAGCGCTTGAAGCTCTCCTCGCTGTCAAAGATGCCCCGCCATGCGTCGGCCACCAGCTCCTCCGCTGCCTGCTCATAGGTCAGGCTCTGGGCGCTGTAATCCCGCAGTTTCGCCCGGATCATCTCGTCCAGGCTTTCGTAGCCACTGCTCTTCGCCAGATATTCCAGCGCGTGCTCCTGCAAAGTCCTTGCGCCCTCGGCGTCCAGCGCGTTGTACCAGTGGTAGTCCTCGTGCAGCACGGTGCCGAAGATGTCCTGCGCGTTGTCTCCGAAGAAGATCCGGGCCGTCTCGGTGTCCACATAGGCCCTGATGCTCCGGTCGTTCTGCAGCACATTGTACAGGATAGCATCCGTGCCGGTGGCCGCTGCGTTCAGGCTGATGATCTGGCTGGCCGGGTCGCTCTCCTGCCGCATCGTACCCTTGGCGTATACCTCGCCCCTGCCGCTGGTGCTCTCGCTGCCAAGCGCGCCGCCCAGTTCGGTCATCTTTTCGGCATAGAGCATCCGTTCGCCCTTACCCTGGGTGTAGGCGATCTCAAGGGCCGTCCGCCCGGCGTCGGTGCTCAGGATGTAGTTGATGTCCGCCGCCGTGCCGCTCATGCTGCCCGCCAGCTCCAGCGCCTGCGCAAAGGTGGCAGCGCCGCTCCGGCCCAGCCGGTACAGCGGCGACGCTGCGGCCGCATACCGGTCAGCGTCCACCCTGTCCGGCATATTTTTGCTGATGGTCTCGGCTGCCTTGTCCGTCACCCGCCAGCCTTCCAGCGCCCGCTGCACCTCGGCCTCCCGCTGGGTCTTCGGCGCTTCCGGCCGGAGTCCCAGAGTCTCCCGCAGCGGGGCGTTCTCGTAGCTGTCGGTTTCACCTACAGCGGCAGCCGCTTCACGCACGTTGTCCGGCGCAGCCGTTTCCGGCATGACATCGGCGGTTTCTGCGGGAGCATCCTGTACTGTCTGCGGCACACTCGCAGCTTCGCTGGGCAGCTCTGCGCTCTGTACGACAGGCACCGCTTCGCTTTTCGCCTTCTGCTGTGCGGCGATCTCCCGCAGCATCCGGCGGGTCGCGCCCGCAGTGTCGGGCAGCGTCACGCCGTAAGCCTGCTCAAAGGCCGCACGGTTTTCCCGGTTCTCGGCGTTCGGTGTAAACAGCCCGATGGTCCTGCCCGTCAGGCTGTCGCTCGCCGCCACTTCGGCAAACTGCCGCACCGCCGGGTTTTCCGACTGCGCAGCAGCCTCGTTTACGCTGCTGTTTACTCCTTCCGTCTGCGCCTGCGGCGCATCCGCCCGCTGCATACTTTCAGTGGAGTTCCGTTCTCGCGCGGCGTCAGCCGACGGGAACGGTGAGAGGTTTTCTTCCTGCCCGCTGATGTTTTCAGTGGCCGCAGGCGAAGTCGGCTGAGAGGGCTCCGCTGCCCGGGCCTCCCATTCCTTCTGCTGGGCGGCAGCCCGCTTCATCCGGTCCGTCCGGTCGTAACGCTCCGCCTCCCTGTCCAGCGCTTCGCTCATGCTGTGCAGCCCTGAGCCCACAGCGCCGCCCAGCGCGCCGGACGCACCGCCGGAGAGTCCGCTTTCCAGCGCGGTCAGGAAGGTGTCCTTGCTGAAGAGGTTCTTCGCCGCCTCGCTGTCCCCCAGCGCAGCGTCAATGGCCATGTCCGCATAGGTCTCCGCAAAAGCCTGCATCGAGTTGTCGATGCCGCCCGAGATGGCCGCAGCCACCGCCGGGTACCGCTGCGCCAGCTCCGAGCTGCCCGCCAGCCCCTGCACCCAGTCCGCGATCTGCCCGGCCATCGTGTCCTTGGCGTAGTCCGAGCCCATGGTCTTTGCAAGGTCGGCTGCGCCCACCGAGTTGATGGCCCAGCCTGCACCAAACTTGGCGAGGCCGCCGCCCAGGGCCTTACCGGCGCTTTCGCCCTTCTCCGCGCTCTGTCCCATGGCCTCCGCCGCGCCCTGGGCGCTCAGCATAGGCAGGATCCACGCAACGCCATCGCCACCTGCTGCAATGGCCAGATTCTCCGCCGCGCTGGTCACAGCCCCCGCCACGGCCCGCTGGGCCGGGCTCAGGCCGCTCTGGGCCGCCGCCGTCAGCTTCTGCCCGCGGTCATAGAGCCGGTAGCCCACGCTCTGGTTCTTGTCGATGCCGTCGCTCACTTCCAGCCCCGCCAGCTTCTGGCGCATCTCCCGGATCTCCTTGGAGTTGTACCCCATCGAGATCAGCTCCCGGTTCCGGCTCTCCGGCCAGGTGGGCTTGTAGTCCATGTCTATGTCGGTCAAAAGGTTGAAAAGGCTCTGAGCGTGCTCGTCGCCCTTCACCTCCTGCTCTACCTGTTTCCAGTTCTTCAGGGTGGCGTCGATGTTCTTTCCCGCCTGTACGCCGTACTCCGCGCCCAGCACCGGGGCAGCGGCCACCGTGTCTCCGATGCCGCCGATGGTGTTCGCCGCCCGGCGCACATCCCGCTGCCATGCGGGGATGGCGTCCAGCGCAGCGTTCATCTTCCGGGCCTCGTCGATCTGTGCCTGTGTCCAGCCGCCCTTTTGGATAAGGTCGGCGTCCGTGTACGCGCCGTGGGTGTTGTCCACCCGCCGCACCGCGTCGGCCAGATTCTTGTTGTCCCCGGTGTCCATCCACTGGTTGATCCGGTCGAACTCGTCCGGTACGCTGTCCTTGGCAAAGCTGGCTCTCAGCTCCTGCGCCCGGCCGGTGCCGTAGGCCATGGCCCCGCTGCCCACGTTCTCCAGCACGTTCCCGCTCTTCGCAGGTACGCCCCACTTCCGCCCCATGTCCAGCGCCTTTTCAGTGGCCGCAGGCGCAGCCTGACTGAGAGGTTTCTTCCCGGTCGATACTCTTCCGGCAAGGCTGGTATCGTTCCTCGCATCCACCTCCCCCATGTCGCTTATGTGCCGCTCGGTGTACTGCTGTAAGGCTTTGTCCCGGGTGCGCTGCTCCGGTTCTGCCTGACGTTGTGCTTCCTTTTTGTCAAACTCCCGGCTCCACTGGCTCAACTGCTCCTTGGTGACGCTGCTCTTCTTTGTGGTGGTGTTCTGCGCAGTGCTGCCCGCCCCACTCACCTTGTCCGGGTTCTTTGCGGCAAATTCCCTGCTCCATTGTGCGAGCTGCTGTTTGGTTACTGCCATTTGTTTGTCCTTTCTGTCTTACCCTGCCAGCTCAAAGGCTTTCCAGATTTCGTCGTCCGTGTATCCCTGATACTTCAGGCTGTCAAAAATAGTCTGATCATCCGAGCCGTGGTTCCTCTGGCCCTTGATGGCGTTCGCCGCCACCTGCGCCCGCTGCGGGACACTCGACTGGCTTGCTGTTCTTCCGGTGCTCTGGTTCTGTCTGTTACTTGTCCCAGTACCCCACTTGTTTGCCGGGTCTCCTTTCCAGCTCTGCCCCGTCAGACCTCGGTTCGTCTCCAACAGGTTCGGGGTGTCGTCCTTTATCCAGCCCGCATCCGTCAGCGTCCGCTTGTAAAAATCGTACAGCGGCTCATTTCCCTTCATAGAGGAAAATGTCTTTGCCATACTTTGCAGCTGACTGTTCGTCCAGCTGCTCCCGCTGCCTTTCGTTCCGCTGCTCCTTCTGCCCGAAGAGCTGCCCGAGCCGCCTGCGCTCTTTGTTGCCAGCGTCGTTGCAAGCTGCCGTCCTGCGATCGTCCTGTAATTTCCCACAGAGTTCGGATCCAGGCCGTACAGTTCCAGCACCGCCCGTGCAGCCTCGTCGCTGCCGCCGCCTGCCAGCCCGGCTGCGGTCGTGAGCGCACCCGCCTTGTCTGCGCGGGTGATGGGTGCGCCGCTGTAATTGTCGAAGATTCCAGTGTCCAGACCATACCGGCCCAGCACGGCGTTCGCGGCATCGCCCGCCCCCTGCTGGTACAGGTTGAACGCCTGCTCGTAGGCATTCAGTGCATCGCTCTGGCCGGTGCGCTCTTTGTTGTACTCCCACTGTTCCCGGGCAAATTCGTTCTCCCACTGCTGCTGGGTGTAGCCCTTGTAGGTGTCGTAGGCCGTCAGCCCGGCTTTGCCCACGTTCTTGGCCATCTCCCACAGGTTCGAGAGGAAATCGCTTTTCTCCTGCGCTGCCTGATCTGCCCGGCTCTTCTTGTAGTCCCGCCAGTCCTGTGCATTGGCCACGGCTCCCTGATGCTCCGCCGCCTCGAGGCTGTCCTGATTCTGCAGCGCACTCAGCAGCCCCGAGAGGCCGTTCTGCTTCAGCTGGTACATGGTCAGGGCCTTGTCCCGCAGTCCGGCCAGCCCGTCGTCCACGTTGGCCATGGCCTGCTGGTATCCCTGCCGGGCCACGCTGCCCGCATAGCTCGAGCCGTACCCGCCGCTCAGCGCAGCCGCACCGGCAGCGGCATTCTCAGCCGCAGCTCTGGCGTTTGCCTGAGCACCGGCCCGGTACTGCCGGTAGAGTTCGCTGTCCGTGCCTACATCATAGCCCGCATTGCTGGCCGCGCCCATGCTGTCCAGCGCCTCATTGATCCGGTCGGTATACCTGCTCTGGTACACCCCCGGCATCGCGTTCTCCGCGTCCTTCAGCGCCGCCTGCGCGTCCTTGTATCTCTTAAAAACTCCCATCTTTCAAATCCTTTCCTTGATTCTTGACTGTCCGGGTTGCGGCTCCCAGCGTCTGCCGCGCTGCCGCTTGCATCCCGCTGGCCGCTGCCCCAACAGCTCCTCCCTGTTTCCGCCACTGGCGGCGGTCGTCGCCGTTGCCCCCTCGACAAACGCCCCCAACTCTCCTATAATAAAATCATCCCAACGAAAGGCGGTGTCCCCATGCGTTTCCTACACCTCTCCGACCTGCATCTGGGCAAGCGGGTCTGCGAGTTCTCCATGCTGGACGACCAGCGCTACATTTTAGAGCAGGTCCTCTCCCTGCTGGACGCCCGGCCCGTGGACGGCGTTCTGCTGGCAGGCGACCTCTACGACAAGCCCGTGCCGCCCGCCGAGGCGGTGCGGCTGCTGGACTGGTTCCTCACCGAGCTTGCGGCGCGGGGCCTGCCCGTTTTTGCCGTCAGCGGCAACCACGACTCGGCAGACCGCATCGCCTTCGGCGCACAGCTTCTGGCGGGGAGCCGGGTGTACGTCAGCCCGGTCTTTGCCGCACCGCCCGCGCCCATCACCCTGACGGACGAATACGGCCCGGTGGACGTCTGGCTCCTTCCCTTTTTGAAGCCCGCCGCCGTGCGGCACGTCTTCCCGGACGAGAAGATCGAGAGCTACAACGACGCCATCGGCTGCGTGCTGAACGCCTGCGCACCCGACCCCGCCCGCCGGAACGTGCTGGTGGCCCACCAGTTCGTGGCCGGGGCGGCGGTCTGCGAGAGCGAAGAGCCCAGCGTGGGCGGGGTGGACAGCATCGATGTCTCCCTCTTCGAGGGCTTCGACTATGTGGCTCTGGGCCACCTCCACAGTCCCCAGAAGGTGGGGCGGGACACCGTGCGCTACGCAGGCAGTCCCCTCAAATATTCCTTCTCCGAGGCCCATCAGCACAAAGCCGCCCTCTTCGTCACCCTGGGCGAAAAGGGCAGCGTCCGCTTCGAGGCCGCGCCTCTCACCCCCCGGCACGATCTGCGGGAGCTGCGGGGCAATTACATGGAGCTCACCGACCGCCGGGCCTACGACGGCACGCCGACAGACGACTACCTCCACATCACCCTCACCGACGAGCAGGACGTCCCCGACGCGCTGGCCCGGCTGCGGGTCATCTACCCGAACCTCATGCGGCTGGACTACGACAACCGCCGCACCCGGGCCGCTGAGACGCCCGACGCCGCTGCCCGAGCCGAGAGCAAAACGCCCCTCGAGCACTTTGCGGCCTTTTACGAAGCCCAGAACGGCCAGCCCCTCTCCGACGAACAGGCGGCGTTCTGCCAATCGCTCATCGAGGACATCTGGAAGGAGGACGAAGCATGAGGCCTCTGAAACTGACCCTGTCGGCCTTCGGGCCTTACGCCGCCGAGACCGTTCTGGACCTTGCCCAGCTGGGCAGAGGCGGGCTCTACCTCGTCACCGGCGACACCGGCGCGGGCAAGACCACCCTCTTCGACGCCATCACCTACGCCCTCTACGACCATTCCAGCGGCGGCGTCCGGGAAGGAGCCATGCTCCGCAGCAAGTACGCCGAGCCCGGCACCCCCACCTTCGTGGAGCTGGAATTTGAGGTGCGGGGGCAGCGCTGCACCGTCCGCCGCAATCCCGAATACCTCCGCCCGAAAGCCCGGGGCGAGGGCTTTACCACCGAAAAGGCCGACGCCTGCCTCACCTACGCCGACGGCCGTCCGCCCGTCACCCGGGCCAAGGACGTCACCGCCGCCGTGGTGGACATCATCGGGCTGGATTACAACCAGTTCTCCCAGATCGCCATGATCGCCCAGGGGCAGTTCACCCGGCTGCTCAACGCTTCCACCGAGGAGCGGAGCAAGATCTTCCGCAAGCTGTTCCGCACCCAGCCCTACCAGCGTCTCCAAGAGCGGCTGCAGGCCGAGAATGCCGCCCTCACCCGCCAGCGGGAGGAGCAGAGCGTCCGCATCGGGCAGCTGCTCTCCGGCCTGAGCTGGGCCGAGGGAGACGCCGATGGAGCCGTTCTGGACGCGCTGGCCCCCCTCTGCGAGGCGGGCGGGCAGGCGTCGCCGGAAGCGGTGCTGCCCCTTCTGGACGCCCTGCTGGCCGGGCAGGAGCAGGCGCTGAGCGCCGCCACCGCCGCCCGGACTGAGGCCGAGGCAGAGCTGGACAAGCTCCAGCAGACGCTGGGCCGGGCCGAACAGGCCGAGAAGCTCCGCCTCGAGCTGACCGCCGCGCAGACCCGACAGGACGCTCTGCGGCCCGTTCTGGACGCCGCCGAGGCTGAAGCGGCCCACCACGCCGGGGATTCCGCCGCGCTGGACGCGCTGGCCGGAAAGCTCGAGCGTGCGAAATCCAACCTCGCGGCCTTCGACGGGCTGGACAGCCTCGAAAAGAAGCTTTCTGCCGCCCGGGACGCCGCCGCCCTCGAGAACGCCAGAGCTGAAAAGCGCCGCGCCGCCCTCGGGCAGCTGGACGGAGAACTGACCGCTTTGGAGCAGAGCCTCGCCGCCCTTGGGGGCGCGGAGGCCGAGAACGTGAGCCTTGAGGCCCGGGCCGAACAGCTGACCCGGCGGGAAGCGGCCCTCGCGCAGCTGGCCCAGAGCCTCGCCGAGGGGCAGCGCCGGGGACAGGCCGCACGGCAGGCGCAGGAGCGTTATCTTCTCGCCGACGGCGCAAAGGAGCGCGCCCACGCCCTCCGCGACCACCTCGAGCGGGCCTTTCTCAACGCGCAGGCGGGCCTGCTGGCCGAAGGGCTGACGGACGGCACCCCCTGCCCCGTCTGCGGCAGCACCCATCACCCGAAGCGGGCCGTTCTGCCCGCCGAAGCCCCCACTCAGGCCCGGGTAGACGCGGCCAGACAGTCCGCCGACGAGGCCGACCGCGCCGCACAGGAAGCCAGTGCGGCCGCCGCCAAGGCCGTGGCCGCAGACCGGGAGGCCAAAGCCACCCTCCGCCGGGACGCCGAAGCTCTGCTGCCGGAGCGGTTCACCTCACCGGAGGGGCCGGTGAAGCTGACCGTCTCGCTTCTGAAGACGGCTCTGGCCGAAGAAAGCGAGGCCCTGCACGCCGCACAGGAAGCCCTCGACAAGGCTCAGAAGCAGAATGCCGCCGCCCTCGCCGCCAAGGCCCGGCAGGAGGACGAGCGGCAGAAAAAGACCGCCCAGCGCTCTGCCCTCGAGGCCGAGGCACGGGCTTCCGCTGAGGAAGCCGCCCGGCAGTCTGCCTCCGCCAAGGCTCTGGAGGCCCAGTGTGCCGAGGCCCGGGCCGCTCTGCCCGCCGCCGACCGGGAAGAAGCCCGCCGGGCGCTGGCCGGGCTGGAAAACGAGCGCTGCGCCCTCCGGGCCGGGATGGATGCCGCCGCGTCGGCTCTGGCCAGGGCCCGGCAGGACTACGCCGCTGCCGAGGCCGCAGTCACGGCCCTGACGGCCCAGCAGACGGAAACGGGCGAAGCCGCCGACCTGCCCGCCCTCGAATCCCAGCGGGACGCCCTGACGGCCCGGCGCACCGCTCTCGCGGCTCAGGAAAAGGCCCTGACGGCCCGCCTCCTGCCCAACCGGAAGGCCGCTGACCTCTACCGTCAGCACGCCGCCGCCCGGGCGGAGCTGGAACGCCGCTGGCAGTGGGTGAACGCCCTTGCCTCCACGGCGGGCGGCACCCTCAGCAGCAAACAGAAGATACGCCTCGAGGCTTACATCCAGATGAACTACCTCGACGCCATCCTCGTCCACGCCAACACCCGCCTAATGCAGATGACCGCCGGGCAGTACGAGCTGGAGCGGGTGGGTGCCGAGAACCAGCGCAGCCAGTCCGGCCTCGACCTCGGCGTCATCGACCACTACAACGGCACCCGCCGCAGCGTCAAGACCCTCTCGGGCGGTGAGAGCTTCAAAGCCTCCCTGGCGCTGGCGCTTGGCCTCTCGGACGAGGTCCAGGGCGCGGCGGGCGGCATCCGGCTGGACACCCTCTTCCTCGATGAAGGCTTCGGCTCGCTGGACGACGAGAGCCTTGAGCAGGCCATCCGGGTCCTCGCCGGCCTCACCGAGGGCGACCGCCTCGTGGGCATCATCTCCCACGTCGCCGCGCTCAAGGAGCGCATCGACAAACAGGTGGTCGTAAAAAAGGCCCGCAGCGGGGGGAGCACGGTGGAGGTCCTTGTGTGACCGCTTCCCTTCTCTTCCGCATCGCCTCCCTTCTCAGGGCCGCGTCTTTCAGAAAGTCTTTTGCCTGCTCAGTCCCTTTTCCACACCCCGAGGCCCCTCTGGCCCCGGGGTGTTTTTGTATATTTTGCATAAAAAAAAAAGAAAAACTTCGTTTTTTTGACGTTTTTCCCATTTTTTCTTGACATCAACTAGTAATATCTCTTATTATGGTATTACCAACTCCCCACGGGAGCTGGAGAATACTACCGATCTGCTTTGAAGGAGGAACTGCAATGAAATTGACAAAAAAGCTGCTGGCCATGGCTCTTGCCGGGGTGATGCTTCTCACCATCCTGCAGCGGTGGAAAAACCGGCGACCGGCTGGTGGAGGAGTATATGGCTACTTTCATCAGCGAGACCTCTAATAATAATATTCCCATCACCCATGATGTCCCTGAGATAAAGACCGTTGCCGAAAAATTCGACCCTTCCTGGTTGAATGACAACGGCTCGTGGGCTTTTTCTCCGCGTGATAATCCTTATGATGCGAGATACACAGCCCTGCAGGAAGTTTTTAGCAAATACAACAGCGGTTATGCCGTGACTCTTGTCGCCTTCAAGGTAGACAGCACGCAGAGCGAGCTGGACCAGGCCATGCGTGTTATGATGTCCTCTTTCTATTCCGGACTACTGGTTTATAGCTCCGGTGGCAACACTACCGCTGTCAAGTGCGCCACCCGGCTTGTAACAAGAGAGAACAAGAGCTACCGCATCGCTGTGATCATTTATGATCATCATGCCGCAGGTTAACAGGGAGGAACAACTATGAACGCTATGAAAAAGATCCTTGCCCTCGCCCTTGCCGGGGCGATGGCACTGGCCCTGCTTACGGGCTGCGGCACCGGGGGCTCGGCCTCCCACAAGAGCATTGCAAAGGCTATGGCAGATTATGACAATGGCCAGCATTTTAAGACGACCATTACCTGTACCTCCTCTGCCGTGCTGGACGCCAAGCTGCAAGAGCTGGCAGCGAAGACCGAATTTGAAAATGTTGTCAAGGCAGTTTACAACGGTCAATCTCCCACTATCCCGGCCGGTGTTCTCCCTACTAATAAGGTCGTCTACCTCTACTGCGGCAAGTACGACAAGGATGCCGGAAAGCAGGCCATCAACCTGAATGCACACCACACCCACATCTCCAGCACTTCGAATCTGGACGATGAACGCCAGATCGGCCTGATCACCACCAGCTTTACGGACACCAACGGCAAAAAGGTCAAGGTCCGGTTTGCCGTGGTGGTATCGGACATCCCCAAGCCGTAACACAGCGCAGCACCTCTCCCCCCGGAGCCACCCGGGGGGATTTTTTTGTGCATGATCGACCCTGCCGCCGGGCATCCTAGGGGCGGAGGTGTTTTTTATGGAATCTCTGACGCCCTTCATCCGCCATGAGCTTGAGGATGCTCCCGGGCCGAGCGGCCCGCCGGAGGAGACGAGCAGCATGGTCAGCCCGCCTTTGGGCGCGGGACCCGGTCAGCCGCCCGTCACGGAACCGCCAAAGCCGGGTCGCGGCTCCCAGCAGCCGCCGTCGCAGCCGGACGGCCCGGATGTGCAGCTCCCGCCGCCGGAAGTCCCGCAGCCCCGTCCGGACTGTAGCATCCAGCATCCAGGGCAGGTCGGTATCCATATCCCCGTTGACCTCCTGTAAAAGGTTAATGATGTGGTCGCTTGTGATTCTGCCGTTTGCCTTTGTCGGGTCGATATGCGCTAAGAGCTTGCGAATTTCCAAAAGCTTATTCATATCGGTATCCTCCGTCCAGCCGCCGGCATCGCGCACCTCTTCCATCAGAGAGCCGGTACGCAGCACAAAGGTACGCAGGCGGACGAAATTCGGATTCACCGCATTGATAACCTTCGCCGTTTCAATGGCGTTGTCATCGGAAAGCTCTCTGCCGCCGACACCGGGCATAAAGTAGATAGAAAGCTCAATCCCTGCCTCTCTCACCTTTCTGCCGCCGATAATCTGTTCCTCCTGCGTGCAGCCCTTTTCAATCAGCGCAAGCACCTTATCGGAACCAGATTCGTAGCCGGAATGGATACGGTCTAGACCTGCCTCCTTGAGCATTTTATAATCCTCCGGGGTAATTTTCGCAAGCGTGTTTGCTCTGCCATAGGAGGTAATCCGCTTGATTTCGGGCAGCTTCACGCGCACATAACGGATAATTTCCGCAAGCCAATCCGCAC